ATCATAATGAAAGCATTTTCATAAATACTAATGAAGTGATGCTCCCACTCCTCGTATTCAGCCTTCTTCTTTGGCTTGCTAGTGCCCTCAAGAATCATGCGAGCAGAGTGTAAAACCTCATGTACGAGAGTCACCTTCTGCTTGTCCTGACTAATGTCTGATGCCACAACAATAAGATTACCTTGATCCAGCGTATATCCATAAGAGTTGTCGTTTAGCAAACCGTCTTCACGAGTGCTACGAAACTCCACATCGAATACTTGTGGACCAATTTTAACTGAACTAACTGTCATAGGTATTCCTTAATAATCTTGTCTATCTTGTCGTAGAGTTCTTGTTTAGAACCATCATTAACAATTGTACCATCAAACGCATGATTGTCAAGTGCTGTCTCGGATGAATGCCCATTGACTGCACTGTTTCCAGGCTTAACTATTCTAAGAATGATTCCCTCTCGGCTCTTGATGGCACGATACTCATTAGGATATCTTACATCCGTCAGGACAGTTTTGTCAAACTTACCAAGGTTGCCCATTGCCTGGTTTACCCAGAAGTCTGGACCAAACATGTCCCTGCCAACCTCAGTACCCATCACCTGCAGGAGCCTTCTAGTTTCTGGAGAAAGCCTCTTGGTCTCTTCCCAGCCTAGCCCATCTACTGCCTGTGCTAAGTGAGTTGATTGAAACTCGCCAACAGGAACCACAGGGTTTAGCCTGTACAAAGCCTTTCTAATAGGATCTGCAAAGGCTACCCTACGATACCCATAGTTCTTTATGAGGTGCTCTGCCACGGTATCTTTACCAGACTGTGCATAACCGCTTAGACCAATAATCATTCTTTAATGTTGCTTCCTCGGTTAATTCCTGCGATGTAACCTGCCTGGAATGCCTTAATCTCAACTTCTGTAGGCATAACAGATAGGGTAGAAACCCACTTCTCCATATCAATCTTTGCCTTGCGAATGATTGCAGAGAGTTGTGCCTCCTGCTTACGCTTTTGATATCTATTATTACTCATTCTCTAACGCCTTAAATGTTTCTGGGAATGCACCGTGTACTAGATTCTTAACAGCCTTAGCATACTCCTGGATTTCCCACTGTGCATCGTGCTCTAGTCGCTGGTCAAGGAACGTCATGATGCCCTGCAGAGATACGGTCCAACGCCAACGTACGTACATTCCATATGCTGGCAAAAACAAACGTGCAAGTTCTGGAGCAATTCCATCGTCCATAGCCTCGTGATACCATTCGGTACCCTGGGCAATCATCTTAATTAGTTTGTTGGTATAGACCATGCCAAGAGAGTCGCTTACTGGCTCACCGCTACCCTGCTTACTATTCTCGGGCTTGCTACGCCATTCATCATGCAACGGCACATAGAACTGCTCTTCTTCTGTAATGTATCTACGAGAAGACTCGTTCCAGCCGTTCTGATCGTCTACGTGCGTGGAGGCAACTGCGTACTTCCACCACTGTCTTGCGACAAAGAGCGGTGCGTAAACTTCCATGGTGACTGCTGCGTGGCGGAATGGAGAGGTGTGACCCTCTCGGACAAGGAACTTAATGAGTTTTGAATCTCGTTCAGAGAATTCGTCACTTTCCTTATCATAACTAACACGAGCAGCGTTAACAATGCTAAGGTCGTCTCCAAGAGTATCAACCAGTCTAACGTAACCTTCATCTAATACCTTAATTTTGTCTGTCATTATTCTTAAATCTCTTTTCTAATTTCTTAACTATAACTTTATACGAAATAACTGCAACTGTCAACTCATATATTGTGTTCCAAAAAAAATCTACAATAATATGGTTTGGATCAGACAGCATTTCCAAAATTAAATGCCAATTCATCACATACCCATTTCTCTATATTGTATATTATACCAATGATGGCTTTACAAGTCAAGCTGCGAGAGAGTTAATTTTGTCTGGTTGAAAACCTGCCCAAGCCTGGTCACCAGAAATAACAACAGGCACAGACATGAATCCCATAGAAACAATCTTGTCGTAGGCCTGGATGTCTTCAGTGATATCTATCACAGTATACTCAATACCATTCTTATCTAGCATCTTTTTTGTCATGTCACACTGGACACAAGCTGGTTTTGAATAAACCGTAGTCATAAATATCTCCTTTAGTTATATAAATACAATTATGCAATTGTATTAGACGATTCCTTGTTTGAATTATTACGTTTTTGTAACAAAGTTTACATATTGTACCACATTTTGAACTACCTGCCAAGATCGTGGTTAATCTTTTCTATGTGTCCGAAAAGTCCTAGCTTATCTATTTTTGCAATAGCCTTTATATCTTTTGGTAAACAGTGCCCACCAAAACCAAGTAAGCCATCGTCTGGGCTTGGAACAGATGTGTGTCCAATTCCAATCCTACTGTCCATGCCAACTGCTTGCCTGACTGCATCATATGATACACCATACTCCTGACAAATTTTATATATAGAATTAAATAAAATAATTTTAGTAGCAAGTGCTGCATTAGAAGATAGCTTAATTATGCATGCTTCTTCAATAGAAACAAAAAGGGTTTCTTTCTTTTGGACATATCCGTAATCAAGCATTGTTCTAAAAAAGTTATCAACATCTTTTTTAGTTCCACCAAGAACAGTTCTTTCAGAAGAGTCAGTTTTATTTTTAAAGTCTTTATGATCCATAAACTCAGGAAACATTAAAAGACTTCCAGCAATCCTAGATTTTATATCTAATGCCTTTTCTGGAGATATAGTGCTTCTAACAACAACTACTCCAGGATAATCGTGCAGGTACCCAATAGCTAAATCTAGATCCTCATAGTCATCTGCCCCAGACTGTAGTGTATCAACACAAACTATCGCATACTTATATTTATCTGGGGATGATACGACAAAACCCTTATATGGGTCATGGAAGTCCGCATTGAGGGATGGCATGCTGTGGCTAGTTGCCAGACCAACCTTTCCCATTCCAATGATTAGTACCTCAGACATTGGCTGCTATCCAATCTTCTAGAGTGACTGATGGGTCCCAGCCAAAAGTTGATTTAAATCTAGATGAGTCAGCAATTGTTGCCTCAGACTCTCCAAATCTTTTTGGAACATAAACTTGATTATTTGATATTAGATTAGCAACATCATTAATTGTATACTGTTTCTCAAAACCAACATTATATGCTTTGCCAAAACTGTTATCATCAACATCAGACATTCCAGCAAGAATGCATGCGTCTATTACATCAGATATATTGGTAAAGCTTCTAAGCTGATTGCCATCTCCAACTATTGTTAGTGGGTTGCCATTGTTCTTTTGTTCAATAAACTTGCCAATGACTGTTGCATACTGCCCAACGGTTGGCTGCCTATCACCATAAACATTAAAAAATCTTAGGGCTAGTGTCTTTATGCCATGTGCCATATTAAAACTAAGGCAAAGATTCTCACCAGCAAACTTACTTGAAGAGTATACAGTTAGGCAGTCTGGGTACTGTGTCTCTATGTTTGGTGGAGGGTTGTTTCCATATACAGATGATGAGGATGAGAATATTAATCTTTCTACCCCAGCCTCTGATGCACACCTTAAGACATTAAATGTTCCAAGTATATTGGTATCTAGTGTTTTTCCTGGGTTAAGAACAGATGGCTGAATTCTTGATCTTGCTGCAAGGTGATAGACTACCTTAACGCCATCGTATAGATTACGGGTAGAGTCGTAGTCTAGTATGTCAAGCTTGTGATTATCTGCCTTTGGATTCCAATAAAACTGTTTGTTTTCTGTTGCAGATTCGTTATCAATTACACGAACATGATAACCAAGATTAATTAGCTTATCAACTAGGTGGGAGCCAACAAATCCTGCACCACCTGTTACTAGTATCACTAAATTTCTCTTTTCCTATAATTAAGAATTTAATTATACCAGATTTAGCCTTCTGAGGCAATTTGATCCATAGCCCATGCTAGGACCTCCACAGCAATGTTATCTCCTGCGACATCCTTTGCTTGAATTAATTCTCTAAGGTGATTAAAGATAGCTTTTCGTTCCTCGTATGCCCCAATAGAATATATCTCTGAAGTTATGTCATCAATTCTTTGCAGTAGTAGGGCGTGTCTTTCGTCTAAATCATAGTCAAAATCTTCAAACTTCATACTAATATTATACCTCTGTTTGCTATAATATATATAATGAATCAATACTCTCAGTTTCAGGCCTATAAGGAAAAGATGGGATGCAAGGATTGCAAGGTCCACTACCCACACTACATTCTTGAGTTTGACCATCGTCCAGGGGTCAAGAAGTTAGACCTTGTCTATCGTGTTTTAAGAAAATACGGCAAGGACGCAGCCTGGAAAGAAGTTAGAAAATGTGATGTGGTTTGTTCCAACTGTCATAAACAACGTGAATACGAAAGAAGTAATAATGAAAAATAAGATATTTGTTTCAATGCCCAGCTGGAGAGATCCATTTGTATATGAAACCATAAAGTCAGCATATGAGCAGGCATACAATAAGGACAGGCTGGTCTTTGGTGTGTTGTTCCAGGGCTATCCAGAAGATGACTGGATGGTTGATGAAATCCAGAACAAGCTGCCAGATGCAAATATCAATATCAAGAAGGTACATGGCGATGATGCCCCAGATTATTTGTGCGACATCAA